GCTTCTTTAATTACATCATAATCTTCGATTTCTCCTGCCATATCCAATGCCATCTTAACTCTCATAAAATTAATTTCGTCATATTCTTTCATTTGGAATACTTTTCCATTATACTCATATGAGCCAAACATCTTATCTAGCAGAATTTCTCTGAACTTGTTTCTGAAAGTTCTTTTAACATCTTCCATGTCTATATCCCAAGTGTGAGTTACTGTATTCCATGTATGATAAGAGCTTGGTTGTGGTACAACCTTTAATTTCCTATCTTCTATGTACTCTCCAGGAGCGAGTTGAACCTCGATATCTTCTTCTATAAGTTCTTCTCTAGTCATTTCTCTTATAGTATTTGTAGATTCATCATATGTAGGGTACTTAAAAGGTTCAGTTCTCTCAATTACAATGTGATCTGATGGGGTGAGTTCTGGGTAATCCAGGAATAAATTCCCCTCCATGAACTGCATAACTTCGTTGGCTGTTAAATTAACAGTGAATGCAAGTTTTGATTTTTTTTCTTTTGAATAAATATAAAACATAATTCGTTCTCCTTTCAAAAATTTTAATATTTTTAGGCTATCTGTTCCATCACAGATGGACTTTAAAAATGCGAATAGATTGGAAAATTTAATCAAAATAAAAAAATACTCTGCAACAACTCAAGATTATATACCTATTAATTCTGGAACACTGGTTATTTCAGAGGTTGGAATTCCCAATTTAAAAAATAAAATCGGAATTCCTTTAAATTCTACAATTGTATCTGTGAGTGTTGGGCAAAGTGCAGGATATTGTGAATATTGTACTTACAACTATGAATCCGATACAGCTCATGTTGGTCATATCGTTCCTGCCAACAATTCTAGGACAGCAATTATTAATGTTGCTTATATTTAATAATTGCTAAACTTTAGTATCCTATTGCAATGTAATTAATTCTTATTTGTGTGGTTTTATTTTTTGCAAGAACTCTAAATTTTACCTTTCTATCTTCGTTAGAAAGGCTATCATCTATTACAAGAGTATCATCATTTATTTCTGTTATTCCACTTCCAGAAGCAACAGGAACTATTGATATACATGTAGTTGGAAAAGGGGTAGGAAAATAGATGTATCCTGTTCTTGTGATACTATAACCACCTTGAATTATCAGTTTTCCTATCTTGAACGAGTAACTATCATTTGTGAATAAATTTTCCAATCTCTTACGATTTTCCCAGATAGATAATTCTTCAAAGTTCCCGTCTGGAACACTCACTCTTCTGTTTTGTGCTTCTTTACAAATGTAGAATTTCTTGTTTCCAGGGAAATAATAAACATTACCTTTTACTGCCTCTGTTAAAGGGAATTTCCCATCTTCTTTTCCTAGTGCAGAGACTACTCTGTCATCAATTTCTTGAGCTGTTCCTGTGTATCCTCCCTTTTGTGTATAGTTAGTTTCTAAGAATTCTTTTGTGATGAATAGATCTTTTCCAACTCCTTCCACTACTATAGATTGAGCATTAGATGCGATTAAATTAAGTTTCAATTCTATCTTAAATGGACCGTCGGTTTCAGGCGGTATCCAAGAAGTTTCATCTCCGTCATTCATATAATAGTACATTATCTCTTGCCCATTATCGTTAACAAACACACCTATTTCTCTTGGATAATACCCTGTTCTAAGGCTCACATTATCAATGTTAGTAGTCAAAATAACTGTGTCATGTTCCTGGTTTAGGGTTAATATTCCTTTCTCAACTTTTTGATTAATTAAATACTCTAATTCAGCAGGGTTATCGTAGTTGTCTAATCTACCGTCACCTATTTTAATCTTAGAAAAGTTAATAGGCTTGTTCTCTGCTTGTATTTTAGCCAAGTATTCTCTACCTTTTTTAGTTATCCCATTAAATTTCATTTAGTCATACCTCCTGTTATTTGCTTATATGCTTTTATGTAAACATTGCTATTTACAGTAAAGTCTTTCTTTTTATTTTCCTTAGTTGCCAATAAAGTTACTTCTTTAAAGCCAGATATGTAGCATTTAGAAGTATTTACTTGTTTTAACTCTATATAATCTAAATGGCTTCTAACATTCTTGTTAGCTTTTATATTTTCCATTAATTCTCTATACTCATTGGGATCTGTTATTTTCTTATCCGTATAGATTCTAAAAGTACCTGGTTTACCATTATAGTCTGTCCATTCTTTTACATCAAAGCCTTTATACAGTAGACCACACACATCTTTTAATACTTTAGTTGTACCCATATTAATTTTAGAAAATACAGCCCTTTTAACTATCTTTTTCTTTTCTTCAAGAGTTGCATTTTTAGTGTAGATAGAGTATTCCCATAAGAGCATATTAATCTCTTGCTCATTCATCAAATCTATAATCTCTAGCTTCTTTATTTCACTATTTATAATAGAGTTTCTACCTCTCAAGACGAAGTCTATAGACTCATAAATCCATCTTGTTGTCGCATCATCTAAAGTAGATACTGCAGCAATGTCTGTTAATTTCAAGTCATCTATTAATATCATATGTCTTCAACTCCTAGATAATTGATCACTATACTAGCATTACACTTAGCAAACTGATGAGGTTCTAGCTTTTTGTAAACTGGAGATGTAATGACTGTTCTTTTTACTCCAGCGAGTTTTAATCTTTTAATAAGTTCGTCAGGTATGATGTCCCTTCCTAATTTATTTTTTTGCCATTCTGCATACTCATTTACTGCTGTTTGTACCTTAGCTTTTATTGAGTTAATATTGATTTCATCAGCTTTATTTATGTAATAATCAAATTCAACTTTATAATCCACAACTTCAGGGCTTTTTACTGTAACCTTATCTGTCAAAGGTCTTATTTCATCTGAGTTTACAACTTTTAAAACTTGATTTCTCAACTCTTCAGAAGGAACTCCATCTTTTGTAAGTACGTAGATATCAACTTCGCAAGGGTTTGGACTCTTAACAGTAACATCAACTATCTCTGGAGATGTTGATAAAGTCCAAAACACATAAGCCCCAACTGACCCTGCAACAGAAAACGAGTCAGGTACAAGTCTTAATCTCTCTCTATAGACCTCATCTTCTTCTAAGTCAGTTCCCCCATTTGAAATAGTGATATTTTCTACTTTAGAAAAGTAAGGATATAAGTCAACCATTGTATTGATATGACCCACAGGGATATTATTCCCTATTGTTCCTGGTGTTTTACATGTAGCAATACCATCTACATATAATGCATTCTCTGTAATAGAATACTCTTCATTTGTTTCAAAATAAAGGTCATTGTATCTGATTAAGCTTCCTTTTGGTATAACTATTTTCTTTTGCTTAGCTGATATGATATGGAATCTAAAAGTAGCTTTAGCATATTGCTCTTCTAGTCTTAATCCTCTATCTCCATATTTATCTCCCAATAAGTCTAATCTATAATCTCTAGCGTATTTTAAGTAGTTCTGCTTCAAATTATCATTGTAGTTTTCTTCTCTCATCGCTATGAGGTATGCGACACTAGCAAAGATAAGCCCTTCAGGTGAATACTTAGAGATTTTCCGTCCACTAAGTTCTTCAAACTTTTCTTGCATTTGCTGTCTCAGTTCTTCAGCATTTGCATTTAATATTTCATAAGTATCATCTATCATACAATCACCTCTATTTCTAGCGTTATTTCTAAGTCATTATTTTCTAATTTTAGATCTAAATTTTTAAGCAGTGCTCTTGGTTCATACTTCTTTAAATTAGTCATTAACAAGCCAATTAGCTTGTTCTTAATAACAGGAATGTTCTTGTCAACCATATCACTATCTAAAGAAAAATCTCTTATTAACGGCTGTTCTTCCTTTGTAACTCTTAGTATCATATGTACATTTCTTACTACATCTTCTATCTCATTTTGAGGGTTATAGTCCTTCTTTTGTAGATTTTTTACAGTGTCCTCATACTCAACTCCAAGAATGGTTTTAGCTGTTTGCCTGTACTCTATTTTCTTTTGATACTGTAAAGGGTCATCTACATACTCCAGTAAAGTTATATCTAAGTTGATATAATCAAACTCTCCTGTTGCAGCGTTGAAATGTGATAGTGTTTCGTCTATCCCAGTTATTAGAAATGGAAACTCTCCTATTACGTGATATCCAAGTATTAGAGGAGCATACCTCCCCAACTCCATAAAGTCTTTTAACATCTGCAGATGTAAACTAGGAGCCTTAGTAAGTCCTGCTATTAGCTCTATAGACAAACTAACTTCCATTAATTCTCTACCTTGCTGTCTTACTTTACCAATACCATAAATTGGCTCATGTTGAGTTATTTTAGCTTTTCTACTTCTTGATAATTCCTTCTTTAAAGAAAAAACATTTAAGTCACTAGAATAAAAAATTATGTCTCCTAAACTTCCTATCATGATGGGCCTCCTGTTTTACTGCTTCCAGGTTGTATTCCTGAGTGAGTATGCGTATTAAGATTAATATCTCCTAGCATAGCAGTACCTTTAGTATTAGTATCGGCTTCAAAAGTAGTGTCTCCAGCTACAGTTAAAGTCTTTTTTATTTCCACATCTGCTGTAATAACCACTTTTGTGATAGGCGATAATGTCAAAACTCCATCTTTGTAAGAATAGAATCCACCATCTGAGAATGTCCTTTTTACTTCTCCTTCTGAAATTTCAGAAGGTCTCATAGGACAGCCTAAGATGTAACCTTGCTCCATCATGTCTGGCAATGATAAGACTATAACCGTTTGACCCTTCTCAAGATGATAGTTATCTGAATGTGACTCAGAGAATGGGACCAGGATATTTAGCCAATCACTTATTTTGTTGTCTCTATCAGGAAACATAACTCTTGCTTTACCATTAGCTATGTCTATATCATTTACTTCCCCTTGCTTCAAGATATCCAGCATTCTTACTCACCGCCTTTTTATTTTTAATTTTATTTGCTTTTTTTGTTTCTCTTTCTTTTTTTCTTGTATTTGCAGTTTTAGCCTTTTCTTTCTCTGCCTTATCTCTTTTAGCTTTATCAATTGCTTTTGCTCTCTCTTCTGCATTTTGTCTAGCACCAACTTTAAAAGCTTCTATATCACAAGTGTAGTCTCCATCGATGTTGTGAGTAACTTTATCGATTACATATCTCCCAGCAAATCTACCAAAGCTATCATCTAGTTCTATAATGCAACCAGCACAGTATTTAACATCTCCATCAACTGTTAAGTTTATAGAGTACTCTTGTTTTAAACTATCCTTTAGAGTTTTCTCGGCCACTTTCTTAGCTTGCGATTTCCCTTTAGTTTTAATCTTTTTTGTCTTAACTTTTTTAACTCTTTTTTTAGTTTTTGTTTTATCTGCTTTCTCTTTAAAAGCTATATATCCTCCATCATCAAGCATTTTTTACCTCATTTCTTTTCTCAAGTTCTTCTTTTGTAATTGTCTCAACAATGTGCTTCTTCTTATCTGCATCATAATAACTAACCTCGACTTTGTCGTAAACGCCTTGATTTTTCTTCTTTAGTGTAAAGCTTCTAATACGAAAATCCTTAATATTAAAGATATCGATATTATCGTTATCAATTAATGCATCATCATTAAAGACTATTAGCTTATCATCAGTAACTTTCAAACTTAGAGCTGTTTCAGATAGAACCCTATTTAAAAAACCTAAATCTGTTTCTCTGTCCTGATCTAGTCTATCAAAGAAAGTATTATCACAATGTAACTCATAATCTAGTTCATGCTTAGTTGCTATTTTAGATAGAAGTTCTGATAGAGTTATTTTTTCCCATGCAACACTGTTAACCTGATCTCTTATAGTCTGGTCTAATGGTAAGGCTAGGCATTTGAGAGAAAGTCTTTGATTATTAAAAGTAGGCTCATCAACGTAGAAAATTCCAAGGTCTAAGAACTTAGATATCCCATTTTCATTTTGCTGGATCCCTATTAAGAGTCTTGAATTTTCATCAGGATACCATTCATTAAGCCATCTATAATCTAAGTTTTCCAGGTCTAACTCTAAGTCATCTACCGCATTTTTTGAGTTATCTGTGTAAGTCATAGAAGAGATACTGGGCTGTATTTCTTCAGTTATATCTACTCCTTCATAGAAAACTAATATCTTTATATTTCTTGCTATCCCATTTCAATCGACCCTCCTTTTTTGTAATAAAAAAAGAGCAGCTTTTATACTGCTCTTAGTGTTTATTAATTAGTTAATCCCATTTTGTTTAATTTCATTAATTTTTCTTCTATTTCTGCTTTTTCTTTTAACAAGTTTGCTTTTATTCTTGTTGCTTCAGCTATCAAATGTTCAAACTCATCATTTGCTTTACCTTTATATTCAATCAAATTATTAGTTTTAAAATAATTATCTATGAAATCTTTATATTTTTCATATACTCCATATTTCTTACATAAAGATATTACCATTTCTTTGTATAAAACAGAAATTGCAGAAATATTTGTATAATTTTTATCCGAATTTTCCTTCTTGTATTCTTGTAAATTCATATGCCTTAAATTTATTTTTTCATTTCTACTATACCAATGAATAGTTGCATCTGTTATATTAGTTAGTTTAGCTAAATCTTGAACCTCTATAACAGGAACACCTTTCCAAGTAGTAGGTTTAATTTCTTGAACTTGAAATGGCAGTTTCTTCTGTTCCTTATTTTCTAATCCTTGATTTTCTAACTTTTCTAAGACATGTATAACTGCCCTTCTGACAAACTTACTTTCTCTTACTAAAACTTGTCTTGCTTGAGATAAAGTTAAGATAAACATTGGTTGATTTCTACCATATCTATCCTTATAAGACATTGGCAAAATTTTTTGCCGATCTATTTCTTCTGAAAATTCATCTCGAATTATATCTAGTAAACTTTTATGAAGAAGTTCTTTTTTAATTCCTTCTTCTTTTCTAAACTTATTTATTTCAGTCAGTAGTTCCAAACTTGTTATTTCATTTTTTGTAATCAAATTATTTGCCATTTTTATTCACCTTACCTCTTTTCTTTTGATATTTCATACCTTGACCAAATCCAAA